ACCTGTGTACACAGGTGAGTCAACCGGAGGAGTAATAGCAGCCTCAGCGGTTGTCGAGGCCGGGGTAACGTCATCAACACCATCACGGAACTTCGGCTGTGCTGCTGCCACGTCACCTTGCTCTGCCACCACGCGACGCTCTGCGCCCGTCTCCTTGTTCGTGATCCCTGCGGCAGCTTGGCCGAGGGTATCGGAAGGATAGTCCGGGTCGTGCTTCTCCATCTTCCTCGTCTTAGGGCTGTAGAACGCACCAGCAGCGGCACCATTCAGCAGTGCCATGCCGATGATCTCTGCATCGGACTTAGCCACTTGCGTCTGTTCGATCTTACCTGCTGCGTACGTCGCTGCCATCGAACCGGCTGCGGCAGTAATGCGGCCAACGCGGGCAGCACCAGTGACGCCCTGCACGAATGCACCCGTGCCAAGCGATGCTGCGTCGATAGCGAAGTAGATCGGATCAGCCATAGAGACGATGCTCGACAGCACCGGGTGATCTCCCATCTGCTTGTACATAGCGTTCTGATCTTCGAGGTTCTTCAGTCGGTAGTTGAACTCAGCGGGCGAGCGGGACTCCGACAGGAACTTATGTTCCGTGTCATCCAGAAAGACTGGTGCGTTGTTCACGTACGGCTTCACATCGAAGTTCGGTTCCGCATCGAAGTGCGGCATCGTCATCCAGTCCCACACTCGCGTGGTCGTCCACGACTTCACTGCGGCCTTAGCCGAGTCACCGTAGGACGCAAGCTCACGCGAGTTGTATGCGATTGCGTTGTCACCGACAGCAGCCGAGGCTTGGTCGCCAGTGACGTTGTTTGCTACCTTGTCAGGGGGCGTGTACGGCTGACCCGAGCCAGCCGCACCCGTAGGCGGGGCGAAGTCGGGAACCTCCTGATCCAAGCGGGGCGAACCCCCATAGATGGTAGGGTCCACATTTACGATTCGCTCTGCCAATTTGCTTCTCCTTATAACAGTGCGCCCTTCGTCAGGTTGTCGTAGTAAGACTTCCGTTCGTCGTGCGCTTGTTTGAATTGTGGCGTGTTGTGCAGCGCCTTGAGTGCTTCATCCACCTTACGAGACTTCATCGCTGCAAGGAACTCCTCCGGCACGTGGCCACCTTGGTACGACAATTCTGCGAATAACTTGAATGCCTGCGGAGTCGAGTTCAGGGCTTCGACCTGTGCCTTACGGCCAACGACCGCAGCAGCGTTCGATGCAGTCATGAACGAGTTGTTGATGTCCTCTTGAGACACCTTGCCGTCAGGCCCAACCTTCGGGTAGTGCTCAGGGTTCGTTGTGCTGACACCTACTCCAACCGTCTGCACACGCTTACCATTCACAACCTTACCGCTTGCGTCATCGTACGGCACGGACTTAACACCCTCGTGGTTCACGAGCGAGTCACGGTACTCCAGCATGAGCTTGTTATCCACGCCGGTCGTGTTGTCCCCGTTGTACTGCACGGTCGCACCACCGTCGCGGTCCGAGCGCGTGACGCCTGCGCCATTCGTTCGGCTGAACTCATCAGTTCGCTTGTCTTGCAACTCTTGAATCTTACCTGCCACGCTACGCGGGTCGAACACTTGACCGGGATTCATAAGCTCACCGTGCGGGCCGTACTCCTGCCACTTCAGTTGGCCTTGGCCCGTCGTGCTGTAGACCACCGTGTTGCCCTTGCCGGGAGTGTGCAGTTGATTCAGCGCTTCAACGATGGAGCTATCCGTCGTACTGCGCGGCACACCGAAGTAATCCTGCTTCGTCTGCCCACCGGGAATGCGCGGGAGAATCAGCGGGCCACCATCAAGCATCAGGCTACGGTTAGCCACTGCCGCGTATGCCGTGCGGCTGCGCACGTCGTCAGGCATCAGCGGATTGCTGCGGCTGATGTATTGAAGCTCCTCCTGCAACGCCGTGCGGCCCTGCGCCATCTTCTGCGCCGCCACTTCGCCGTTACCAGTCGAGAACCAACCATCGTACACAGACAGCTTGTTCCTCGCGCTAGTGCCGCTCTTGAACACACCACCGATCGTATCGGTGACAACGCCCCACAGAGACTGCGGAGTCAACTCGTCAACGATCTTCGTGTCGGCTGCTGCATTAGCGTTAGCCCGTGCAGCACGTGTGGACGAGTCGAGGCTAGACTGTGTGTTCAGAAGCTCACGCGTCTCATCTGCTGCGACTTGCGGTGCCTTGCCTGCCTGCCGCTTCTCGCGGTACAGCATAAGCGTGGCTCGCGTGTCCTCATCGAATGCCGACAGGAATGCGCTCTGCGCCGTCTTGCTCTTGTCCTTGAACTCCGCTTTGTCGAGCGTATTGAATACCGTGTCGAGGATTTGAAGCTGCGACGGGTCGATCTGTTCAGCGCGACCGATGGTGGACACAGGACCGCGCACGAGTTCTGCTGCGGTTTTCCATGCGGCCTGCGAGCCGGTCGTGTAGCCGATCTGCATGAGGTTGCCGACCGTCTGCGAGACAGGTGCGTTGTTACGGGCCTGAATCGACACGTACGCCTTCGCGCCCTTCTCATCATCCCCACCAACGGAGAATAGCTTCTGAGCGTCGCCAGCGGCCCATGCGTTGCCCATGTCAGCAGACTTGAGCTTCTTCTCGTTGCCGTTGGCCCACGCCTTCGTGATGCTGGTGATGTCACTTTCCTTGATGGCACCGATCTGCACGCCCTGCTGAAGGAATGCCTGCACGTCGTTGTAGCTCATCGCCGGGGCCAGCGGATCATCGAACCCTGCTTCCATCAGCCCACGCTGCGCAGCGAAGTCACCAAGGCGCATTGCCGAGGTATCCTTACGGGATTGCTCGTAGCCCTTGGACAGCTTCACCTGATCGTCAAACGGCAGCTTGCTGAGCATCGTCGTGCCGTCCGGCATCTTCGAATCCCGCATCTGTTCATAGAGCAACTGGTGATTACCATTCAGCGCGGCGATGGCCGACTGCGTAGTCAATTCCACCTTGTTCTTCTCTGGTAGATTCGGGTTGTTCCAGATGTTCGACCACATGGACGCAACCGTATCCTCCGTCTGTGTGCCGTACGACACAGCATCCGTCTTAGCCTTGTCCATCTGCGAGAATCGCGTGGTGAGGTCCGTCGTGATGCCCTTGCCGATCTGGTCGATGATGAACTTCTGGTGCTCGTTCGTGTGCAGCGCAATGGCCGCACGGTCGCTCGTAAGCTGCTGCGCGAAGAAACCCTCACGCGCCTGCTGCGACATCCCTTCCATGTACGGCTCAAGCTGACGACGCTTCTCTGCAAGATACTCCTGCATCTGTGCGGGCGATTGCTCGCGCAGCTTCGTCATGTCCACTGAGGTCTGCGCCGTAGCGTCAGCGAGTGCGAGACGGCCACGCGTATCCGAGTAGCCTGCCGTCGCCCAATCCTTCGTGATGATGTTCGAATCTACTTCGTCTTGCGAACGACCAGCAGCAGCAGCAGCACTGCCCGCCAGATACGCTTCCTGACGAGCCGTGCCTACCTCCTGCACTGCCTTCTGATAGACCGGCTTAGCCAGCAGGTCCACCAGTGTTGAGAGTCCAGACGGCCTCAACTCGGGCGCAGTGTCGTTATTCTGATACTTCGCTACGTCGGGCGACTTGAACCCGACTGCGTTGGGAACAGCCGCAACTTGCGGTGCATTCCCGAAGTTGACGGTCTGCGCATCGCGTTGAACTGCCATATGTCCTCCTTACTTAGCCAACAGGCCGTTGTAGTTCGAAGTAGTACCGTAGCTCCACGGACCCGTTAGCGTGCCACTGTAGCCATCTGCAATGGTGGCCTTAGACGACGCTGCCTTCCCGAGTGACATGGACTGCGATGAGTAGATGCTCAGCGCGGTGCCTGCCCCTGCCACCAATGCGGCCTTGAAGGAATCGTTCGGGTTGTAGTGCGGAACCGTATCGTTGACATCGCGTGCCGACTGCAAGGCGTCCTGCCCTTGCTGCACGATCTGTTCGATAGTGAGGTTCTGATTCTCAAGCATCTGCGTAAACGCTTCGTCCTGATGAATCTGAGCTTCGTCCTGCTTCTTCTGAATGTCTGTTACTGCGGCGTCCACCGAGTTGCCTACGGTCCCGCTTGCGGCTGCTTGAGCCTGCGTAGCGCCCAAGGCTTGCACACCCTGTACGGATGTGTCAAAGCCCTGTTCGATAGCTTGCTGCTTGAGCCGCGCAGTCTGCAAGTTAACGAGGCCGACTCGGTAGCCGGTACGAATCACGTTAGCTGTGTTCGCTGCCTCGATTGCTTGGTTCTGCGCGGTGACTCCCTTCAGGCTTTGGGTGTACGCTTGCGAGTTCGCCGCTGACGATGCGTTCTTCTGCTGCGCCGCTTGCGCGGCACTCATCGCTACGGCTGCAAGTGCAAACCAAAACATTAGCGCCTCCGAAGTTTCTGGTTGTACCGGCCAACGTATTCAAGAGCGATGATGTTCATCTCGCCCAAGCCTTCCGTGGACAGCACGAGGGTTGTGGTTGCTGCGTTCGTGCGGCAAGGCAAGATCGCAGTGCTTTCCGAGTTGATGCGAGGATGGCCGAGGTCGAGTTCCGAACTGCCCCAATACAGGGTAGCCATGTCGATCTCCTCATCCATGTTGTCCTCTACACTAGCGTCCGTCACGATAGCCTCGTACTCGTAGGAGTTCGCAGTGCCCACCATGAAGCGCAGAATAGTCAGCTTGTTGCTGGAGATAACCACACCGTTCGCGTCCTTCACCATCGGAGGTGTTGGGCTGACTGACGACTTATAAGGATACCCAATCGTCACACCGCCCGCTTCAAAGGATGGCACAGTCACGAGGTGATCGGAGAACCGTTGCAGCACACCAACCTCCTCGCCTGCTAGTTCCGGCGCAGTGTCTGCAAGCCGTAGCTTCTGATACGCAGTCGAGTCGAACGTGCTAAGCGTAGTGTTGATCGGCACACTATGGGCTGCTGCCGTAGCAAGCTGGTAGCAGTCGAGGAACGGGCGACGCTCTGCTTGCGCAGTGAGCGTGCCTATACGCGGGTCAATCGTGCAGGCCATCAACGTACCCGTACCATTGGCGAAGATGATGTTGATGTCTGAGCCACTGAAGAACACGTCCGCAATGTCAAACGGGAACGTCCACCGGTGCCACGCCTGCTGCACCTTATCAACACCAGTCCATAGGTACTCATGAACGACCAGCGTGCGGTAGTCCGTAGTGCTACCGAACACGGCGATGTTCGCCACTGATGAGGCCACGGCAAAGCGGCAACGTCCCGGCAGGTACTTAGGCAAGTGCGCCGTAGCATCCTGTGACGTGTACTGAGAGTCCGTGTACTGCGACGGTGCCATCTCAAGCATACCGAAGAAGTCTTGACTGCGCGGCGCAGAGTACATCAGCGTGCGGCCCAATGGAATCGGTGAACACGTCATGTCGCTCTCGTACGTCGATGTGATAACCACGGTAGCATTGTTAGGCGTGATGGCCACAGCATTGCCCGGCACGAGTGCTTGGTACTTGCCCGAGAATAGCAGCAAGTCCTTCTGGAACGGCACGCAATACTGGTATGCCGCTGACGAGTTAGCAGACGCCCCTACGTCGATAGGATCACTCGCTACCACTGCCGTTACCGTCGAGCGGAACCACCGGCTGTAGTTGTTTGATGCGCTCATGCAGACACGTGAACCGGACAA